CCAAGCTGACAAACACCATCGGCGTGCTGCCCACCAGCCGCCTGGAAGAGCAGCGCCAGAAGCGCCTGGCGGGCCAGACCAAGCGCCTGCAGCGCCACCTGGAAGAGGCCCAGGCCCGCGCACAGGAAGCCATCACGACCGCCGATGTGGTGGCCCGCCTGGAGGCCACCGCACCCATCACCCTGGACATGCCAGCCGCACCGGCTGACGTGATCGAGATCGACCTGCTGAACTGGAGGGACAAGTGAACAACGAGACCAAAGAACGCGCCAGCGTGTACAGCGCCGCCGACCTGGAACAGGTCGACAAGATCAACGCCTGGCTGAGCAAGCGGGGCGAGAGCCGGGCCTGGCTGGGCAAAAAGACCCGCATCCCCAGCGGCACCATCAGCCAGATCCTGAACGGCAAGTACGCCAGCCCGCCGTCGGTGCAACTGCAGACCATGGCCGCAGCCATCGCCCTGGAAGAAGAGCGCCAGATCGACGGCCCGGTGGGCTACGTCAAGACCACCGTGCACCAGCTGCTGCATGTCGTGTGTGACCGCACGCGCAAGAACGCCAGCATCGGCGTGTTCTGCGGCTACGTGGGCGTGGGCAAGACGCGGGGGTGCGTTGAGTACGCCAAGGCCAAGCCGCAGGCGCTGCTGGTGGAGAGCAGCCCGAAGATGACGCCCGGCGTGATGCTGGTGGAGCTGCTGAGCCAGCTCAACGTGCCAGCGCCTGCGGGCCTGGACAACAAGTTTCGTGCGGTGGTGCGGGCCCTGAAGGGCGCCAGCTACCTGCTGATCGTGGATGAGGCCAACCGCGTCAATGCCGACAGCTTGGAATACCTGCGCCGCATCCGCGACATGGCCCAGGTGGGCGTGGTGCTGGTGGGCACCGAGAAGCTGGCCGAGCTGATCCAGCCCGAGCGCGGCCAGTTCGACCAGGTTCGCAGCCGCGTGGGCATGTGGCCCAGCACGATCAAGGCCATCACCCGTGATGACGCCGATGACCTGGCGCGCGCCGCCCTGCATGACGCGGGCGAGCTGAGCGACGAAGTACTCGACTCGCTGTGGCGCTACTGCGATGGCAGCGCCCGCGTGCTGATGGAGGGCTTCGTGCCCAACGTGCGCGACTTCTGTGTACAGGCAGGCCGGCTGCCCCTGAAACCCGAGCACATCGAGGCCGTGGCCCGCGACGTGTTGTTCATGACGACGCCCGGGCGTCGGGGAGGCAAAGCATGAAAGTCATCAACAGCGTGATCGCCCTGGTGCTGCAGACCTGGCGGTTTGCCGTGGCCTGGGTGGGCGACCAGGTGCACGACATCAAGTTCTACGGCCGCCTGGCTGAAGACAAAGGCTGGCCCGGTCTGCTGGCGGCGTTTCGGGTGTGGCGCAGCACGCGGCGCATGAGCGAGATCTACGGGCACATCGAGGCCGAGCTAGACATGCACGAAGAGCAGATGCGCTGGCTGCGGATCAAGTTGCAAGAAGCGCAGGCCGCTCAGCGTCGGGCCCGGCTGGGTCTGGACAACCTCTACCAGGAGCAACCATGAGTACGTCACCGACCCAGTACGGCCGCGACCCACAGACAGGCTGGACAACAGCAACCACGGCCCCAGACAACGTCGCTGCGGCCCTCACCCTGGCCCAGCAGGCCCGCACGCTGCAGGGCTATACGCAGCCGCTCGACAAGCCCGCCTGCGAGAACTGCTGGGGCTGCAAGAAGGCTGGCCAGCGGCATGAGTGCAGCCTGGGCGGCTTCGCGGTCAACCCTCGCGGCTGGTGCCCGCTGTGGGTGGCTACGGTGGAATGGATCACGGCCAACCCCAGCGCATCGCGCCAGATGGGTGTGTCGTTCGGCGGCGTGCCGCCCCGGGTGGAGGTGCTGTGATGGATGCCGTGATCACCCAGGGGGTGTCGATGTGCAACCCCGCGCTGCTGACTCAAGAGCAGCTTGTCGACGAGGTGAACCGCCTGCAGGCCGAGTGCCTGAACGTCGGCATGGCGCTTCACAAGATGAACTGCGTGGCCCACAACCAGGCGCACGCACTCCAGCAACTCGTTGACGCCCACGAGCAGGGTGACCACGAGGTGATCGCCAACAAGCTGCAAGAGCTGAGCGACTGGCGCAAGCGGCAACAACAGCGGCCGGCGCCGCACTGATTTCAACCGGGCCACAGGCCCACAACCCAAGAGGACGAAGATGGCTACGAGCAAGCTGAAAAGCCGCGCCCAGGTCTACGCACCCCAAAGCGAGAACGACTGCGCGGCAGACATCAAGAAGCTGGGCGACCTGCAGCGGCAATGGTTGCGCGCCAAGAGCGAGATGGACGATCAGATCGCCCAGATCACACAGGCTGCACAGCCAGGGCTGGAGGCACTGCGCCAGCAGATCGAGACGCTGCAGACCGGCGTGCAGACGTTCTGCGAGGCACACCGCAATGACCTGACCAACGGCGGCAAGGTCAAGACCGCTGCTTTCGTGACGGGCGAGGTTCAGTGGCGGCAGCGACCGCCGAGCGTGACCGTGCGTGGCGCAGAAACCGTGATCGAGACCTTGAAGCGCCTGGGCTTGTCCAAGTTCGTGCGCATCAAGGAAGAGATCAACAAGGAAGCCATCTTGAACGAGCCCGATGAGGCGCGTGGCGTGGCGGGCATCACGGTCGTGACTGGCGTCGAGGACTTTGTCATCACGCCGTTCGAGTCGCAGGCCGAGCTGGGCAAGTGAGGCCTGACATGCCCAAGCTCAACACCAAAGCCACTCGCAAGCTCGGCCTTGACATGAACCTGGCGGGCAGCTGGCGCAGCCTGGGCGTGTTCGACCTGGACAAGGCCGACATCGATGCTGTGCTGGACGCCGCCGAGACGCTGGTTGTCAACCAGTCGGCGACCGGCAAGCTGCGCATCACTGACGCAGAGAAGAGCTGGAAGCCGGTGCTCATGTACTGGTCGGCCGCTGACGGCTGGACCGAAAACCGCGTGGCGAACTGACGCCCAGAAAGGACTGCCGTGATCGACGTGAAGAACGCCATGGCGCTGCAGGCATCCCGCACCGACCGCCTGCGCTGCGGCCTGCTGGCCCGCTGGGGCTCGTGCTGGATCGGTGTGCACTACAGCGCGTTTGACCGCCGCTACTGCATCAACGTGCTGCCCTGCGTGACGCTGTGGATCACGCTGCCGGGTGGCTATGTGCCCCGCTGAACCCAATGTCTCCTCGATCAGCTTGCGCTGATCTTTCCCTCGGCCCCGGCCGGGGGGCTTTTTCGAGCAGCCGTGGGGCTGCTGGAACAAGCGGAGAGCCAACACCATGCGACCAGACATCCTTACCTGTGGCGGGCGCTACTTTCCATTCCTGGAGCCTGACACGGCACATTTCAGCGTGCCAGAGATCGCGCACGCGCTTTCCAATATCTGCCGCTTTACCGGGCATACACGCGAGTTCTACAGCGTGGCGCAACATTCGGTCATCGTGTCGCACCTGGTGCCGCGCCAGCACGCGCTGCATGCACTGCTGCACGATGCCGCAGAGGCTTACCTGGGCGATGTTGCCAAGCCGCTCAAGCACTGCCTCAGTGAGTACAAGGCTATCGAACGCGGCGTGGAGGCCGCGCTGTTCCGCGCATTTGGCTTGCCCGCTGAGTTGCCGGAGTGCATCAAGCACGCTGATCTGGTGCTGCTGGCCACTGAGCAGCGCGACTTGATGCCGGCGCATGACGACGAATGAGCGTGCATTCGGGGCATCCAACCCCTGACGGAGATCATCAAGCCCATGCTGCCGCAACAGGCTGAGCTTTTGTTCCTCCATCGCTATGAGTACCTCACGACGATTGCACGAGGTGCAGTGTATGAATGACAAGGATCGGAACCGCGCGATGGAGATCAAGCTCATCCAGATGGGCAAGACCCAGCTCGCCGAGTTGCTTGGGTGGTCTGACCAGGACTACCGCGCCGAGCTGGCCCGGCTGTGCGCGGGCAAGACCTCGTCGACGGCGTTGACCTGGCAAGAGCGCCGCCGCGTGATCGAGCGTTTCAAAGAGCTGGGCTTCGTCGTCGTGAGCCGCCGCAGCACCGAGCGCCGCGACGACACCATGAGCAAGCTGCGGGCGATGTGGTTTGCCCTGGCTGAGGTGCAGGCTGTCACCAAGCCTGCAGGCCTGTCCGAGGCCGATGCCGCGATCGAGGCCTGGGCCAAGCGCATGCAGCCCCGGCTGTCGGCCATCCGCTTTGCCAGTGACCGCCAGATGCAGACGCTGATCGAAGCCATGAAGAAGTGGTGCAAGCGCGTGGGGGCACCGACGCCATGAGCACTGAGCGCGATCCCATCGACCTGATCAACATCGACCTGCTGCCGCCCAACCTGCGGCTGCTGTGCCGGGTGCTGGGAGGTCGTAAGGCGTTCGCGCTGTGCAAGGCGCGTGGCGGTGTGCCGCTGCAGGTGCCGCGTCGGCCGCGTGTCGATCACTGGCTGGTGGACATCATCGGCTTCGACGGCCTGCAGGCGCTGGTGGCCGAGCTGGGCGGCTTGCTGATCGACCTGCCCAAACACGACAAGATCATGCAGCAGCTGCAGCACATGCAGGTGCACGCCTGTCTGATGAGCGGCCTGGGCCCCACAACCACTGCGCTGCGCACCGGCTACACCAAGCGCCATGTGCTCAACATCAAGGCCAGCCTGCAGCACGCGCAGGGCGAGCGCTACACGCCGCCTGGTCAGGCCATCGAGCAGCAAGATATGTTTGCCGAGCTGCTGCAGTCGGGTGACAATGACGACGACGATGCTGCTCTGTTCGACCAGATGGAAGAACAGGCGGTGGCCGAGCAAGAGGGCGGCGTGCTGAGCATTGACGATGAGCACCGCGAGACGGCTTTGGCCTCATCACACGGCGCGCACAACCCTTTCGGGATCGGCAAGCCCCCCGCATGATGTTCAAAACCCGCAGAAAGGCCCTCCACAACGTTTAAAAGGTTCGTGTTGGTGCCGTTGTATAGGCAGGCCCTCGCAAACGCGCTGAGGGCCTGTTTTCATTTGGGCCGGTGAAACGTTTCCCCAGGCCGCAAAACGGGTGGGTCGGCAAAGTGGCGACATGCCTGCCGCACACACCACCCCCCGCGATTCGACCACCGCCAAAGCGGCCCAGCTCCGTGGCTGGGTTGAGGTGTTCCGCGCCGGAACCCACACCGACGCCAAGGGCCGTGAGTTCAAGGCCTCGGCCGCCGACTTGGATGAGATCGTTGCGAACCACGAGCTGGGCCGTGCCCCGGCTGTGCTCGGTCACCCCAAAGACAACGACCCGGCCTACGCCTGGGTTGATGGCCTCAAGCGCGACGGCGACCGCCTGTTTGCCAAGTTCGCCGACATCAACCCGGCGTTCGACGACGGCGTGGCGCTGGGCGCCTACCGCAACCGCTCCATCAAGATCGTGCGCGACAAGGCCCGTGGCCTGCGCCTGTGGCATGTGGGCTGGCTGGGTGCTCAGCCGCCCGCCATTGATGGCCTGAGCCCGAACCCTGTGCAGTTCTCGGCCGCCGATGCCGTGGAGGAGTTCGAGTTTGGGGCGTCTGATGACGCGGTTATGGGCCTGTCGTGGGCCCTGGACTCTGTGGGCTCACTGATGCGCGGCATGCGCGACCACCTCATCGACCGTGATGGCGTCGAGGTGGCAGACCGGCTGCTGCCGTCCTGGCAGATCGATTCGCTGATGTCACAGGCGCGGTCAGCGCGTGATGTGCTGATGCAAGAGCGGCAGACCGCCGCGTTCAACCACCCCGCCAACCACCCCGATGGAGACCCATCCATGCCGACGATCCAACTGACGCAAGAGCAGCTCGACGAGCAGCTCAAGCAAGCCCGCGAGCAAGCCGCCCGCGAAGCCGAGGCCCAGTTTTCAGCCCAGGGCAAAGAACTGGCCGAGCTGCGCGCCGAGCGTGTGCGTGAGCGCCACACCGGCCTGATCAATGGCTGGAAGGCCAAGGGGTTGGTACTGCCCGCCGAAGAGACTGGCATGCGCGAGTTCATGGCAGCGCTGGAGTCGTCTGAGGCGTTCGAGTTCTCGGCCGCTGATGGCTCGCAGCCCATCAAGAAGACGCCCATCGAGTGGTTTGCCGAGTTCATGGCTGCCCGCCAGCCGCTGGTCAAGACCGGCCTGGTGCTGCCGCCCGTGGATGACGGCCAGCCGCTGAACCTGCAAGACCCGGCCGACATCGAGCGCGCCGCCCACGCATTCATGAAGAGCGATGCGGGCGCGGGCATCAGCTTTGAGCTGGCCGTGCAACACGTCACCACCCAGGCCCAGGCCTGATCCAAGCCACCGCTCAACACCGACCAGGAACACACCATGACTGAGCACAAGAGCTATCTCGCCCAGGCGGCCGTTGCAGGCTTCCTGATCCTCAAGCCCGGTACCGCCGACGCCACTGTGGTGCCCGCCGCTGCCGCCAACGATCTGCTGATCGGCACCGCCGACAGCCTGGACAAAGACACCGGCGAGATGGTCGACATGGACGTGCGCCCCGTGGCCGAGGTGCGCCTGGGTGGCAACGTGACGCGCGGCCAGCCCATCACCGCCAACGCCGCTGCCAAAGGCGTGGCCGCAGCGCCTGCCGCTGGCAGCAACGTCCGCATCATCGGCTTTGCGCTCAAGAGCGGCGTGGCCGACGACGTGATCCCCTACCTGCGCGCCCCTGGCGTCGTGCAGGGCTGATCAACACCACTCTGACAAGACAACCCTGGAGCGCACATGAGCCTCGCACCCTTTACCCTGCACGCTGCCGCCACCGCCGTGGCTGTGGCATTCCCTCAAGGCAATCTGGTGGCAGACCAGGTGCTGAACCGTGTGCCCACCGATGGCCAGAAGTTCAGCTACAACGTCTACAACAAGGCGGACGGCTTCACGGTGCCTGACACTGAAGTGGGCCGCAAGGGCAAGCCCAACGAAGTGGAGTTTGGCTCGTCCGAGCTGACCGAGAGCACTGTTGACCAAGCCCTGGACGCCCCGGTGCCAAAGGCCGACGTTGACAACTACGAAGCCGCCCGCCGCAACGGCGCCACCACGCTGATCGACCCGCGGCTGCGCGCCACCCGTGGCGTGACCCAGTGCTTGCTGACCCGCCGCGAGAAGCGCGTGGCCGACTTGGTGATGAACATCAACAGCTACGGTGTGGACAACCGCATCGTGCTGAGCGGCACCAGCCAGTTCAGCGACTACGACAACAGCGACCCGGATGCTGTGATCAGCGAGGTGCTGGATGGTCTGTTCATGCGTCCCACCCACTTCGTCATGGGCCGCGCAGTGTGGTCGAAGCTGCGCCGCCACCCCAAGATCTGCGCCGCCATCTACAAGAACGGCACCAATGCGGGCAAGGTGAGCCTGGAGCAATTTGCCGAGCACTTCGAGATGGCCAACCTGCCGATCATCGGCGAGGGTTGGCTGAACGTGGCACCCAAGGGCCAGCCCGTCAACATGCAGCGCATCTGGGGCAAAGACATGCTGGCCTTCTACCAGGACATGAATGCCGACCCCCAGTTCGGCATCACCTTCGGCTTTACTGCCCAGTGGGGCAACCGCATCGCGGGCACCGTGCCAGACCCCGACATGGGCATGCGCGGCGGCGAGCGCATGCGTGTGGGTGAATCGGTGAAGGAGCTGATCATCGCGCCCGACCTGGCCTACCTCTGGAAAAACGCCGTCGCCTGACGGCTGGCGCAAGCCGCCTGCAGGGGCCTGGTGGCCCCTGTTCACACCCCCTTCATTCACCCGTCAAACGAGGTTTGAACATGAGCAACAAGCAAGTACTGGCTGCAGGCCTGGGCGTCGCGATGGCGGCATCCACGGGCGTCCTGGCCCGTGCCCTGGTCGAGATCGAGCACGACCGCAACAAGCACATCCCTGGCGTGAAGACCGGCCCGCACGCCGAGACCTTCGTGCTGCCCGAGGCCGCATTCCTCACGCTGGAGCGCGCCGGTTGCGTTGAGCGCGTGGGCGTTGTGGACACGTCTGACGTGCTGGGCGACGACGCGGGCGCCAACGATGGCCCCGTGGTGACCTTCGCCGACATGGCTGACCAGGCTGAGCTGGAGCGCCTCAAAGCCGAGCTGGAAAAAGCGGGCATCAAGGTGCGCGACCTGGCTGACGAGCTGGCCGAGGTGGTTGAGCAGCGCAATGAGCTGCAGGCCCTGCTGGAACAGCGCGACGCGCAGATCAGCGAGCTGCAGGCGCAGTTGGCCCAACTGAACCCCACGGGCACTGACGCCGCAGGCGCTGGTGGTGATGGCGGTGATGGTGCGTCCAACACGGCCAAGGCCAACACCGACAAGGCCAACGCCGACGCCGACCAGGCCGAAGCCAAGACCACCGACAAGACCACCACCAAGCCTGCCGCCAAGAGCGCCAAGGCCAAGGCCTGACCCCAGGCCCTACGCCCGCCGCTGACCACCCACACGCCGCCCAACCATGGCCTACACCACCCCCACCCGCTACTGCGAAGAAGTCGGCTACGACGAAGCCCGCAGCCAGCTGCTGGACGATGGCCGTGTGCTGACGGTGGACCTGCTCAAGCAGGCCCTGGCGGTGGTGTCTGGTGGCACCTGGCCCGCTGAAACCACCACGCCCGAGCGCGTGGTGGCCATGGCTGCACACGACCGCCTCGAGCGCAAGCTGGGCACCGTGAGCACCTACATGGACGGCTACCTGCGCGCCGCCGTCTCGCTGCCCATCGCCGCTGGTGACGTGGCCCTGGGCACGCTCGAAGAGTGCTGCACCGCGCTGGCCCGCGACGAGCTGGCATCTGATGCCGACGTGTCGACCGACTTGATCATCAAGCGCGCAGACCGCTGGCGTAAGTGGCTGGTCGACATCGCCAACAAAACCGTGCATCTGCAGTCGTCAGACACGCTGGCGCCCACCGTGGGTGGTGGCCGAGTGGTGACCGGCCAGGCCAAGAGCAACTTCGACTGGTCACGCTGGGGGCAGGTATGAGCTGGGCCATCAACTCGGGCGTGTCGCTGGAGGTGGATGCCAACGCTCGCGCGCTCGAGCGTCACCTGGCCGTGCTCTCGCATTTGGGCAATGAGCGCCTGGCTGCAGACGTTGGCGCCGACATCGGTGAGTACATGCTCGGCCAGATCCAGGACCGCTTCGATGATCAGCGCCTGGTCGATGGCAGCCCCATGCCCCAGTCGGCTGCAGCGCGTGAGCGCGACGGCAAGACACTGATCGACCGGCACCACCTGTATGACTCTTACGTCTACCAGCTCGTGCCTGGTGGCGTCGTGGTGGGTAGCAACCGCGCCTATGCCCGTATCCACCACTTTGGTGGGCAGACCGGGCGCAATGGCTCAGTGACGCTGCCCGCACGCCCAGTGTTGGGCACCAATGCCGACGACGAGCGTGTGATCGGTCAAATCATCATGGCCGAGCTGCAGCGCCTGGCGCCTGGAGGTGCCGCATGAGCGTGCTGTTGATGGGCGTCGTCAAAGACTTTGTGCGAGGTCTCTTCACGCCACAGCAAGTGGTCGACGTGACGTATTACGGCGGCGAGTTCAGCACCGCTGACGACGTGATGGTCACGGGCTTTAAGGCTCCAGCCATCTTGATTGCTGGCCTGGGCTGGACACGTCCGCGTGGCACAGAGCGCATGACCGGCAAGGGCACCCGCGTGTGTCACATGGCAGCATTCATCATCACCGCCCAGACCAACAGAGCCGAGCGCATGCTGGCTGCTCAAAGCCTGGCCGAGCAGCTTGACATTGGCCTGGTGGGCTGGCGCCCCGCCGACGCCAGCAACGTGCTGGAGCTGGCTGCGCCCGAAGACGACATCCGCTGCGAGAACGTCTACAACCGGAAGGTCGACGCCAAGGGCCTGGCCCTCTGGCTTGTGACCTGGCGCCAGTGCATCAAGCCCACGCTGCCGCTGCCCGAGCTGTTCGACCTGGTCGGCATCGACATCGTCAGCACCAACCACATCCCGTTCCAGGCCGATCAGGCCGAGAGCGATGAGCCCGTGCCTGTGACGCACGACATCCGTTTCCAACCGCCCGTCTGACGGGCCGACAAGGGGTTTGCCATGTCCTTTCAACGCGTCCGTGCTCTGGTGCCCGTTCGCCACGACGGTGTGCTGCGCATTCCTGGCGTGACCACTGGCGAGAACGCGCAGGACTTCGTTGTTCGCGTGGCGCAGGCCGCCCGCATGATCGAGCTGGGCCTGGTGGCCTTCATCGAAGCGGCCGAGCCGCCTGCTACTGGGTTGGAGCAGGTGTTTGTGGATTCTGGCGGCACTCTGCGGCGGCCTGGCGGTGGTGCGATTGGCGGCGGTGGTGGCGCCTCCGCCAACACCGTTACCGCAAACGGCGCAGAGTATGCAAAAAACGACTTTTTCAGAACACTTGAGAAGGTCGGCTTCACGGGTTCGTCCTCTGTGCGGCAGGATGGATTCCTGCAAGAAGCCATCGCGCGCTACGAGTTCAACGGCGGCGGTCGGCTTGAACTGCCTCCAGAACTGGCCGGGAAGACGATCCGCATGGATGGTGAGTTGGTCATTGACGTGTCGAAGACGACATTCATCGGTGCCGGCAATGTCTTCGACCACAGCAATCAATCTTCCGGCAACGCACTTTCGATTCGTGGTTTCACAGGCGATCAGAACGCGGTCATCACTCGCCACGCAACGCAGTTCATCTCCGGCATTCGATGGTTTACCAACAACCAGCCAGGCCTGATCGGCTTGGGGGCGGCTGCCGGTGGTTCGGCTGGCTCGGGCCGCAAATTCGGGTTCTTGCTCGACACCTGCGCGTGGGTGGGATTCCACACATCGTATGAACACGACCAGTTCATGTGGGCGAACACGTTCCGGCACTGCGCGTGGTGGCCTGCACTGAGCGGCGGAGGCAACACGTCTCGCGTCCTAAACTTCAGCAACGCGTCAAACGTTGGTGAGCGAGTTCAGTTGCACGACTGTACGGCCACGAATGGCGGCATTTTCATCGATCTGAACGCACCAAACGTCGATGTGCATCTAAACGGCGTCTCGATTGACGACTTTGACACACACATCAACGCCAGCACGGGCCGGGTCTTCGGCACAAACCTCCACATCGAGAACGGCAAATCGACTGACCACTGGATCAAGTTGAGCGGCACAAATACTGCTGTGCATCTGGATGTTCTGGAGTTCATCATCCGTTCGGGATTGACGATGAACTACGAGTTGGCCAGCGTTGCCGACACCTGCAAGCACGGCGGTCTAATCGTTGGGCAAACGCACATCAGCGTTGGCGGCACATACAACTTCCCAACGTATGTAACGGGTGGCGGGCGCGCCAAGCTGGGCGAATTGACAGAGTTGGACAGCCAGTCTCGCACTCCATGGTCGCGCTGGATGAACAAGGTCCGTCCGCTCGATGATGCCAACAGCGTGTCGGAGTGGATGCTGGGCAATCAAGTTCAGGTCACCACCAACAATTTGACGCTGCCCCAAGTTGCGGCGGGCAACGGTGTAAAGATCAGCAGCGCATCGGCCTACTTTGATCCGCGAGACACCGGCACACGCATTCAGGACGCTGGCACGGGCGCGGCAATCATCACTGCGGTTCTGGACAGCCAGAATGTCATCGCTGACATCGTTTCGGCTTTCAGCAATACAACGGTCGCCGCATGGCGGCACTACACGCCACGTAACACGGGCGCGCCCGTGCGTGACACGGTGACGACGTTCAACAGCTCGCCTGGTTCGATCAAGTTCGTTGTCGAGCAAGCGGCTGAGGCCTTCGCGGAGCAGTACATCAACATCAGCGGTGGCAAGACAGTGCGCGGCTCGTACCGTTTCCGGCGACTGAACTGCCAAGGCGGCGCCAAAAACCTCAGCGTGTTAGTCAACTGGTGCGACAAGAACCGACGAATCATCGGGTCGACGCAGACTCTGGCACAACACACGGGCGCTGACCAGGACTGGACTCTGGCGCGTTTTGGGCTCTCGTCTGCTCAGGTGCCGCCCGAGGGGGCGGAGTTCGCGCGGGTCCGCTTCTACGTCGCGGCAACAACGTACGGCACGGGCGAGGTGTGGGTGGATGACGTTGTCATTAACACGATCTGACCATGACCATCGAATCCGCAACCGCCGCCACCCTGCACGGCCTGGCCATCACCTATGCGCTCTGGCTGCTGTATGTGCTGGTCATGGGCTTGTACCGCGCCAAGCTCCAAGGCCGGCTCTCCCGGGTCGCGCTCGTGCTCGGCTTCCCGGTCTACGCCATCGGCTACGTGCTCGACGTGTTCGTGCAGCTCACCATCGCCACAGTGCTGTTCGTGGAACTGCCCCGCGAGGGCCTCGTCACCGGCCGCCTGACCCGACACATCAAGCGTGGCTACGGCTGGCGTCGGGATCTTTCGCTCTGGATCTGCGGCCACCTGCTCGACCCCTTCGACCCGCGCGGCACGCACTGCGACTGACCGCCTCACCCCTCTCACACCAAAGGACCGATCATGTCCCTGCCCAACCTGCTCAGCCTCAACTTCTTGCTGCCCTTTGTCGCCCACGACATCAAGTGGGACCGGGCCATCCGGGGCCTGCGCGGCATGCCTCGCCGCGTGCTGCTGATCGGTCACGCGCTGGCCGCTGGCACCATCCAGGCCAACACCGTGATGGAGGTGGCTACCGAGACCGAGGCGGTCACCCTGGCCGGTGAGGGCTCGATGCTGGTCGCCATGTGGCGTGCGGCCAAGGCCAACGCAGGCCTGGGTCTGCCGATTGACATCATCGCTGTGCCGCCCAACGGCACGGGCGTGGCAGCCAGCTCGACGCTGGTGGTAGCCAACTCGGGGCCCACGGTGCAGATCAGTGGCGAGGCCATGCTTTACATCGGCGGCACGCGGGTGTCGGTGGGTGTCAACACCACCGATACGGCCGCCACAGTGGCCACCAAGCTGATCGCTGCCATCAACGCCAACCCGAAGCTGCCAGTCACGGCCGCTGCCACCGCCACGCCTGCCGAGATCCGGTTGACCTGCAAGTGGGTGGGCCCGACAGGCAACCTGATCGACCTGCGCAGCACGCACTATGCGGATGACATGCTGCCGGCTGGCCTGACCATCACCATCCCGGCCATGGCCGGTGGCGCGGGCAACCCTGATCTGAGCCCCACGATCACCGCGCTGCGCGACTACCGCGCCACCGAGATCGCGATGCCGTTCACCGACTCGACGTCGATGGTGGCCATCGAGACCGAGCAAGAGGCCCGCTGGTCGTTCAACAACATGCAAGACGGCCAGGTGGTGACCGTCATCCGTGGTGCCTTGAACGACATCACGACCTGGCTTGGCTCGCGCAACAGCCGCCAAGTGCACACCATCGGCGTCAAGGCCGACATGAGCAACCCCTGGGAGACGGCTGCGATGGCGGCTGCTGCCATCGAGACCTCGGCCACCACCGACCCGGCCATGCCCTACACCGACATCACGCTGGTGGGCTACAAGGGCCCGCGCCGTGGTCAGCACTGGGACATGATCAACGAAGGCAACGCGCTGCTGCTGGCCGGTGCCTCGCCCCTGGCCATCAACCAGGACGGCACTGCTGCCCTGGTGCGCGTGGTGACCAACTACACGCTCAACCCGCAAGGCGTGGCCGACCCCAGCACCCGCGAGCTGGCCTGGGTCAAGACGATGAGCTACTACCGCTGGTACACGATCACTGAGTACGCGCTCAAGTACCGTGGCTTCAAACTGGCCGAGTACATCACCGACCCGATCCCCGGCCAGAAGATCATGACGCCCGAGCTGGTGGAAGAGATCCAGCTGGGCATTTACACCCAGCTTGAGAAGGTGGCCCTGGTGCAGAACATCGAGCACTACAAGGCCACGTTGCTGGTTGAGCTGGAGGGCGCCAATGGCAAGGTGAAAGTGCAGGACCAGCCCGTGCTGGTGACGCAGCACTACCAGACCGAGATCACCAGCTACCCGATTGCTGGCACGGTCTGACCGGCTGTAAGCCCCATCACAACCCCGTTCAAGAGGTCATCACATGAGCGAACAAAGTCTTTTCAAGGTCGATTCGATCACCATCGACGGCGCGGCCATGGCATTCCAGGAAGGCACCGCGATCATCAACGGTGCTGGCGGCTATGTGGCCACCTCGGTGCCCAGCGGCTCGGGCCCTGACTACGAGTCGCATGCCCGTGAGCCTCGGACCATCGAGTTCAGCATCCAGTTCGGCCGCTCCATCAACCCGGCCGACCTGCGCGCCATCCAGAACGCCCGCGTGGTGCTGAAAGACAGCCGTGGCCCGCGCCGGTGCCTGGCGCCCAACTGCAGCTTCGCCAGCATGGGCCCCATCGGTCAGGGCCCGGTTCGCTTCGTGCTCAACGCCCTGGAAGAGTACCAGTGGCTGTAACGTACTCATAGCGAGAGCCTTGGGGCCATGTGGCCCCGCCAGGTGCCTGATCAGCCCTGGTTGTCAGCGAGGTGGGGCCCCGGCAGTGCTGGGGCCCCTTTCGTTTGGGCTGGTGTTTGGGCTGGGTGGGGAATCGTTTCCCCAGGCGGGCGCGGCTGTGGATCAGCACACTGTCTGCATGACTTCAGCCACCCCTCACACACAAGACCTGTTCACGCTGCACCTGCGCGTGGGCCTGCCCGTCGAGCGCGCGGGCAAGACCATCTTCTACAAAACGGTCACCCTGCGCGAGATCACCGTGGCTGATGAGCGCTGGGCCGTGCGCCAGGCTGAGCGCCTGGTGCTGTGGCAGGGTCAGCCCCGCCTGGTTGTGAGCGATGCCGACCACCGCCTGGCGCTGACCACCCGTCACATCCAGAGCTTCGTGTGCGACGGCCAGGTCATCGACGGTGACCTGATCGATCTGCCCTTGATCGAGAAGCTGCGCCCTGTGGACTTGGCGGCAATCGAAGAGCGCGTGTTTGCCATCGAGCTGGCAGCCAAGCTGCGCCATGGCGAGATCACCCAGGACATGTTTGACCTGGTAATGGGTGGCAAGCAGGAGCCCCAGCAAGCCCCACAGCCCGTGGGCCCGGCTGCAGGAGACAGAGCGGATGCTCTTGCTGATGGCTCGGGCCCTGTCATGCTCGCCGACCACTCTGGAGTCGGTGCCGGTGTCTCGCCTGGTGGCCTGGGCCGCTGAGCTTGAGCGCATCAACCAGGCCAACAAGCCTCAGACCCCATGAGCACGCAAGAGCTGCGGCTGCGCTACTTCATTCAGCTTGCGTCCAACATCGGCGCCACCTCAAAGCGCGAGGCGCAAGAGTACGAGCGGGCACAGGAGCGGATGACCCGCTCCACCAAGCTGGCCGACCGCAGCGTCAAAGACCTGGAGCGGTCCATCGGCCAGTTGGCCAGCAACAGCACGGTCGAGCGCCAGGTGCGCTACTTCGACCGCCTGGCTGCTGGCATTGACCGTGCGCGAGACAAGGCCCGGCAGTTCAAGGCTGCGCTGGCCGAGGGTGCGCAGAACCTGCCCGAGCTGGCGGCCATGGGCGCGGCCAGCTACTACGGCGGGCAGGCCATCATGGCGCCACCCCTGCGTGCTTTTGCCAACCTGGAAGAGGCCACCATCGCGCTGCGAACCGCGATGATGGACGGAACTGGCAAGGTCGACAAGGCGTTTGGTGACATCGCCAAGACGGCCGAGCGGCTGGGCAACACGCTGCCCGGCACCAGCAAAGACTTTTTTCTGTCGGCAACCGAGCTGATTCGCCAGGGTATGAGCCCTCAGCTCGTGGCTGGTGGTGGGCTTGAAGCTGCCAGCAAGTTCGGTGTGCTGATGAAGATGGATCAGGGCCAGGCGGCTCGGACAATCTCCAAGGTGCGCGAGGCCTATGGCCTGCAGGCCGACGAGCTGCCGATGGCGGCAGACATCATGCAGCGTGCCTCTTTTCAGGCAGGTATCGATCCTCAGGACTTTCTTGACGTGGCACGCTACGCCGCGCCGGTCTACAACACCATGGGGCTGACCGGCATCGAGAACATGCGCAAGCTGTTGGCGGTTCAGGGTATGGCCGCTGGTGTGGGCTTGGAGTCCACCAGCTTCGGGACCAACTTTGCGCAGATGCTGAACCGGCTCAGCCAGATCGACCAGCGCGTGGCCCGCAACAGCCCAGAGTCGCGCCAGGTGGCCGAGCTGCTGAACAAGCACGGCATCGACCTGCAGTTCTACGACCAGGGCGGCAGCTTCATGGGCGTCGAGAACATGCTGCAGCAGCTCGCCAAGATGCGCGGCCTGTCGTCCCTCGATCGCCAGCACGTCGCCCGCGTCATGTTTGGTGACGAAGCTGGTCGACCAGCGCAGATCATGATGGAGCGAGGCCTTGAGGCCTACCAGGCCCAGCTCTCGGGCATGAGCAGCCAGGCCTCGCTGGATCAGCGGCTCGACATGGTGCTGAGCAGCCTCACGGCCAAGCTGGAGGCGTTGGGCGGCACCATCGAAGGCGTCATGGCCCGCATGGCTGCCCCGCTGGGCACTGGCGCCAAGCCGTTGCTGGATGAGGGCAACAGCTTCTTCGGTGGCGTGGGGGGCTTCTTTGATGAGAACCCCGGCGTGGGCGCGGCCTCGCTGGTGGGCGCGGGCCTGCTCGGTGCTGCCGGTGCCTGGCGTGGTAGCGGTGCGCTGATCAATATGGCGCGCGGCATGGCCGGTGGTGGCCGTGGTGCGGCCGCAGCCGCTGCGCGTGTGGTGCCGCAAGGCAACCCATTCAGCGGGCTGGGTGTGGCTGCGCCCATCGTCAAGCAGTCGCCCTCGATGCTGGCCCGCCTGGGCGCCGCCAGCCGCTACCTGGGCCCAGCGGCAGCCGTGGCCGGTGCAGGCCTGGAAAGTTACGACGTGATCACCGACGACAGCCTCACCACCATGGGCAAGACCAAGGGCGTGGCCAGCGCGCTGGCAGGTGGCGCTGGCGCCTGGGGCGGGGCCAAGCTGGGCATGTTGCTGGGCGCTGGCCTTGGCCCGCTGGGCATCCTGGCCGGTGGCCTCATTGGCGGCTCGCTGGGCTACATGGGCGGCAAAGGCCTGAGCAGCTGGGCCATGAGCAACCCAGAGCGCGACTTCGTTCAGCTCACGGCCCCAGGTGGCGCCAAGCTGGGCGGCCTACAGGGCGGTGGGCAGACCACGCTGCAGATCGGCGAGGGCGTGCTGCGCGTGGATGTGAATGTGCAGACCGATGGCAGCGTGAGCACCCAAGCGTCGCTGATGCAGCCCATGCAACTGCTGCGCGTTGAGGCCGGGGCCACAGATCCCGGTTCGTTCGCGGCTGCGGCCGGGAGGGGCTTCTGATGAGCTGGCTGGATCAACTTCAGCCTGCAAGCTGGCGCGGCGTGCCCTTCGAGGTTGATTCGGTGGACGTGCGCGGTGGCGACAACGTCGTGCTGCGCGAGTATCCGTTTGCAGATCAGCCTACCGTGTTCCGCATGGGCGCTGCGGCAGAGACGATCCGTTTCAGCGCCTATGTGATCGGAGCCGACTACCAAGCCCGCCGTGATGCACTCATCGACGTGCTGACCGGCGAGGGTGTGCTCGTACACCCCACCGCAGGGGCCATGCGCGCCTTTGTGGCTGACGCCTACAAGCTGACCGAGGCCCCGCTGCGCGAGGGCACGGTGGTGCGGTTCGAGCTGACCTTTGTGCGCGCTGAGCCCCGCACCAGGCCCCAGGCCCAGCCCAGCAGCCAGCGCCAGGCCACCGCAGCAGCACAAGCGGCCAAGGCTG